GCATTAGTGCAAGGGCTCAAGGATGAAGCGAAAGAGGTGAGCGATGCCAGCAAGCGTAAAGGGCGCGGTCGCTCTTAGAAAGTCTCTACGCGCTTTTGCTCCTGACCTTGCTAAAGAAACTCAGAAGGAAATGGCTGGAGCTCTCAAGCCTATTACCAAGACTGCTAAAGGTTATTTCCCTGATGATGGTCAAGTCCTAAGCGGATGGCTTGCTAGAGAAAACTCTCAAGCTCGATTCCCTAGTTACAATGCTCGGCTCGTTAAAGCTGGGGTTGGCTATAAAACTTCACCCTCTAAGCCTAATCGCAGAGGTTTTAGATCTTTGGCTAGAGTCTTTAACAAAACTGCTGCTGGAGCAATTTACGAAACTATGGGGCGCAAGACTCCAACCAGTAGGTTTGTACAGAATCAAAACAGCAAGTACGGGTCATCTATGAAGGGTGACGGCAAGATGCAAGGTCGAGCCTTATTCCGTGCCTATGAGGAAAACAATGGCAAGGCTAGAGATGCAGTCCTTAAGGCTATCCAATCTGCAGCCAACAAACTTAACGCAAGAGCAAAGGTGTAACTAATGTCTAACATAGTCATTGATATTGCAGCGGAGTTTGTAGGCAAGCCAGCATTTAAGCAAGCCGAAACAGCAACAGACAGACTTGGCAAGAATGTAAAAAAACTTGCAGGTGCTTTAGGTCTTGCATTCGGTGGTCAGCAGATTCTTGCTTATGCTAAAAACTCTATTAAGGCTGCAGCAGCAGACGAAAAAGCACAGAAGCAACTCGCACTATCTCTAAAGAATGTCGGACTAGAACGCGATGCTGCAAGCACAGAAGCTTATATCCAGAACTTACAAAGCGAATTTGGCATTGTCGATGACAAGCTGCGCCCTGCTTATCAAAGTCTGGCAGTAGCAACACAAGATACAGCTGAGTCTCAGAGACTTCTTAACCTCTCATTAGATATTGCTGCAGCCACAGGCAAGGATTTAGGCTCAGTCACATCAGCGTTGAGTCGTGCATACCTGGGCAACAATACAGCCCTTACACGCTTAGGCGTAGGAATCTCTAAGGCAGACCTTAAGGCCAAGTCTTTCGAAGAGATTACTAAAGAATTACAAGGAACATTCGCAGGATCGGCAACTCAAGCTGCTAACACTTTTCAGGGGTCTATTGATAAATTGGGCGTTGCTGCTGCTAATGCTTCAGAGATTATTGGCGTTGGTTTAATTGATTCACTTAAAGCATTAAGCGGTCAAAACTCTGTAGATAATCTGGCAGATAGCATGGAACGGGCTGCTCTTAGCGCAGCCGATTTTATTCGTGGATTAGGTCAGATAGGTTCATTTACTGTCAATGGTGAAACTAAATCGCTCATTGGTTTATTAACATTTCCTTTTAAGCGTTCTTTATCAGCTGGTCCTTTAGGCTTTATTACAAGATTGGGCGCAGCTTCTAGAATAGCTGGATCCAGTTCTGCCGATAGTGCTCAAGGCTTGGCTCACCTTGCAGAACTTCAGTCAAAGTATACAACTCAGGTACTTAAGACTAAGACAAAGATTACAGCAGAAGAAAACAAAGCACTTAAGGCTGCTCGCCTAAAGGCTGCACTTGATAAGGCTGCTATTGCCCTTAACAAGGGTGAAGAAGTCTTTGACATGGAGAAGATCCAGAACGCAGCAGCTCTCAAGAATCAAGCTGAGCAACTGGGCAAGGCAACTAATGGTGCACAGATGCTACAGATTGCTAACGACACGGCTCGCCTCAATGTCATGAAGTCCATCTCTGATTTAGAAGATGCTATGGCTTCTAAGAATGAAGCAGCAATCAAAGCTGCAACGGCTAAACTCAATGCAGATGTCGGAATCCTTGGTGCTTTAACTGGACAAGACCTTAAATTAACCAACATTAAATCTATCCTTGACAGCCTAGAGCCGAAGGATCTAATCAACCTAGATAACCTCAGAGAAGCCTTGGCTTTGCTAAAGCAGATTCCTATGGGTGTCGGTACAACATCTCTAGGTGCACCTTCGATGCCTAGCAGCTTAAACCCTATATCTGGCGCAGGTGGCGTTAGAGCACCTAGAGCCTTTACCACGCCTGAGTTAAATTACTTAGATCGTGCTGGAGATTACCTCTACGAAGGTTCACCACTACAAGCCATGTTCGCAGCAGGTAACTCTGGCTCTTCTAGCACACCTATCAACATTACTGTGAACACAGGCGTGGGAGATCCTAACGCTATTGCTGAGGCTATCGACCAGGTACTTGTAGATGCAGTACAGCGTGGCACGCTGAGAGGTACATTCGTAACCTCATGACATGGCTTCCAGAATGGCGAGTAACCGTAGGTGATGATGTCTATACGACTGTTACCTCTGTTTCCTATGCTTCTGGTCGCTTGGATATTGATCGCCAACCTACAGCAGGTTACTGCCAAGTAACAATAGTCAATACAGACAACTCACCTTTTACCATCAATGTCACAGAGCCAATCCTTTTAGAGCTCAAAAACTCATCGGGCACATATGTCACCGTATTCGGTGGAGAAGTATCAGACTTTAACATTGGTGTCAGAAGCCCAGAAGAAGCAGGCTTTATCACTACTGGCACAATCCTAGGCATTGGCTCACTTGCGAGACTTACTAAGGCTATTTATAACACAGCCCTTGCAGAAGGTTTAGATGGCGCACAGATCGCAGCCATTCTAGGCGGTGCTCTCAACCTGACATGGGCAGAGGTCACACCTACTGTTACTTGGGATACCTATCCGCCTACTGTGACTTGGGCAGATGCCGAGTCCTACATTGGCACGATTGATTCAGGCTTCTACACGATGATTGCTCTAGCTGCTAACGCTTCTGCTAAGTCTCAGACCCTTGCAGACCAGATCGCTAACAGCGCATTAGGTCAGATTTATGAGGAAAAGGACGGAGATGTTTCCTATGACGATGCAGACCACAGATCTAACTATCTCGCAGCAAACGGCTTTACTAACCTTGATGGCTCGTATGCAACACCAAGCTCTATCACTAGCACAACTCAGATTGCACGCATCCGTAACAGCCTTATCTATCGCTACGCCACGGGATACGCCAGCACCTACAGTACCTCTGATACCGACTCTATAGCCTCTTACGGGCTCTTTGAGCGGTCTGTGGATTCTAACATCAAGAACCTTGCAGACATCACGGATATTGCCTCTAGAGAGCTTGCACTCCGTAAGACTCCACGAGCTTCATTAGGTGCAATCACCTTTCGCCTAGATAATCCCGACATGCCGAGTGCCATGCTTGACAACCTTATAGCGGTCTTTTTTGGTCAGCCTGTATTAATTACTAACCTGCCCAGCAATTTGCTAGAAGGTCAGTTTGATGGATTTATTGAGAATGTAGCACTACGGGCAACTCCTAGTTTTACAGAGATCACTCTTTATGTTTCAGCTACAGACTTTTCACTTAGCACTACACAATGGGAAACAGTATTGCCAGCCTCACTACAATGGACTGGCGTAAATGCTACACTTACTTGGACTAACGCGACTGGAGCACTAACCTAATGGCAACTACTACACCTAACTTCGGTTGGACTGTTCCAACCTCATCCGATCTAGTCAAGAATGGCGCAGTAGCCATCGAGACATTAGGCGATGCCGTTGATGCATCCATTGCAGGTCTGACTGTCAATGCACAAACTGGCACTACTTATACAGCAGTAAAAGCAGATGGACTCAACGCTATTGTCACAATGGATAACGCAGCTGCGAACATCTTTAGCATCCCAACAGATGCAACATATAACTTCCCGATTGGTACGACCCTAGTCGTTTACCAGAAGGGTGCAGGCATTACAACTATTCAGGCTGTAACCTCTGGCACCACAACTGTTGTAAGCGCAGGCGCAGTAGCTGCTGCTCCAGTATTGGCACGATACAAGTCCGCTGCTGCTATTAAGTTAGCGGCTAACTCATGGACTGTAGTGGGTGGAATTGCGTAATGCTTAATTCTCTTATTGGAATTATTGCTAGCAGTCAAGCTGTGCCAGTAATTACAGGTGGCTCACTTACATCTGATGCAACTTATTATTACAGAACTTTTACAACCACTAGTACATTAAGCGTGTCTGGCATCAATTTAAGTGCAGATGTCTTAGTCATCGCAGGTGGCGGAGGTACTGGACAACTAGCAGGTGGTGGCGGTGCAGGTGGTGTTCTCAATACCAACGGATTAACTTTAGCTGGGTCTTACACAGTAACTATTGGTGCAGGTGGTGCTGGTCAGGCAAACGCTGGCACACAGAATAGTGGCAATGCCTCTTCTATTTCTTCTGCTACAGCAACAGCAGGAGGTGGTGGCGGTGGTGTAAACGCTGTTGGTCTCAACGGTGGTTCAGGTGGTGGCGGTGGTGCAGACGGCGCAACCTTTAGAGCAGGCGGTACTGGAGTTTCTGGCCAAGGGTTTGCAGGTGGCGGTAACTTTGCTACAACAAATAACATTGCAGCAGGTGGCGGCGGCGGCTCAGGTCAAGTCGGAGGCACACCAACAACATTTATTGGTGGAGCTGGTGGTAATGGAACTACTTCTTATTCTTCTTGGATCACTGCAATTACATCTGCAATGACAGGTGTCGCAGGTTGGGCTACAGCAACAGCAGGTGGTTATATTGGTGGTGGCGGTACTGGTCGTAGCAACGGCACAGGCATTGTTGCAGGCGGATTAGGTGGCGGTGGAACTAACGCCAACGGAACTGCTGGCGGTTCAGGCGTAACAAATACTGGTTCGGGTGGCGGCGCAAATAATGACCAGACCGCGTCAGGCGGTAGTGGTGGTTCAGGTCTAGTAGTAGTCCGTTACACACGAGCACAGGTAGGTGGCTAATGGCACACTTTGCTGAAATAGATGAAAACAATATTGTGCTGAGAGTTTTAGTTGTTGATAATGACAAAGAAAACAATGGTCAAGCATTCCTAGCACATGAATTGGGATTAGGTGGCACCTGGATACAGACTTCATATAATGCAAGAATTCGCAAAAACTTTGCTGCTATTGGTTATACCTATGATGCTCAACTAGATGCTTTTATACCTATTAAATGCCATGACGAAGCTGTATTAAATCAATCGTGCCAATGGGAATGCGTGAACATAGATCATGAAACCCCAACTGAGTAAGGCTGCTAAGCAGCTTCGGGAACAGTTTGATGACTCATTCCCAGATCGTGACCGCACATCGGATGGCTGGATCGGTGATACTAGACACGCAGCTCGCCCTAGCGATCATAATCCCGATGTTAATGGCTGGGTTCGTGCCATCGATGTCGATCGTGATGTCAGTGGTAAGTCCAAGCCAGACCTTATGCCAGATATTGCAGATCAGATTCGTCTCCTATGCAAGTCTAAAAAGGAACGCAGAATTACCTACATTATCTTTGATGGTCGTATTGCCTCAAGCAAAAAGGGTTGGGCATGGCGGCCATACGAGGGCTCAAACAAACACACCCACCACGCTCATTTCTCGTTTGCAAAAGAAGCTGACGATGATGGGGCTTTTTTTCAGGTACCTATGTTAGGAGCAAGTAATGAATGAACTAAAGACAGCAGCAGGTTCTTGGGCTAGAGCCTTTTTAGTAGCAACAATCTCAATGTATGCAGCAGGAGTCACAGACCCTAACGCACTTATTGCAGCTGGTATCGCATCAATTATCCCACCTGTACTGCGCTACCTTTCACCTAATGATCCTTCTATGGGTATCAAGAAGTGACACAGGCAGACTTCTTTCAGCTCTACATAGCCACACTTGTAACATTGGGTGGCTTGGCTGGCTTTGTCATTACACACCTTATGTCTGAGATTAAAAGACTTAACGGGCGTGTCGATGAGATTTATAACCTTCTTCTAGAGCGATAATTTTCCTATGGCAAGGAAAAAGGTTATAGACCTAGACACATACAACGCACTAGATGCTTGGGCAATCGGCTTGCAGGAAATGTACAGAGCATTGCGTAAAGCAGGCTTTGATGTTGATTTAGCCTTAGCAATCATTGTCGAACCTATGTCATATCCGCGTTGGATCTTGCCTGATCCAGTTGAGCCAGAGAAGTTTGGCGATTACGAAGATGAGGATGACGATTAAGCGAATAGTCGTAGTGAGTGACCTTCAGGTTCCTTATCATGACAGGGTTGCTACCCGTAACCTTGCTAGCTTTATATCTAAGTTTAAGCCAGACCAAGTAGTAACTATTGGCGATGAGATTGACCTACCCCAGATAAGCAAGTGGGAAGAGGGGCGGATGGGCAGTTATGCCCAGACTCTAGATGATGACCGCAACGAAGCCGTGCAGCTACTGTGGGTTTTAGGCGTTACAGATTGCATAAGGTCTAATCACACAGATCGCCTGTACAACATCATCATGGCTAAAGTGCCTGCATTCGGGGCATTGCCAGAGCTGCGCTTTGAGAAGTTTATGAAGTT